AAACGACTCATTGACTTGATATCCATGGGCGTTGCTTGATGCTCAATTGGTGAGGCATGCACAGGCTGATTCTCAATCAGTTGTTCCCAGATTTTAAATGCTTTTGTGAATCCAGGGTCATTTTTGCGGTAGCTAACTTGAGCGCAGCAGCTAGCGCTAATGATCTTAGCATCCTCCAAGCTGAGTCTGTTAAAATGCTCGTCAAAGTATTGTAGTTCACCAGTAGGTACATATTTAGCTATTGTAATATAAGGAAGATGCCAGTCGCCTGGTTTTAGTTCCACAGGTAGATGTGTTGTATACGCCACAGTCATTGCTTCTGCTAGTGCCTTGATTTCAGGCTGTGCATCGGCGTGATTGCGAAGGTGAAAGAAGTTTGTCCACTCAGTGCCACTAATAACTGTTTTCATAGTCATCCAAGGCTCTGTGATACGATTAGCAATTTGTTTGTGTACACCAAGCCTGTCAGATAATGCTGCAGCCCAGTGTAGTGCGTCATCCTTGGCTTTGTTCCAAATGTGTTTGGCTTCTGATAAATCAATGCCAACCAATTCTTCTTTGGCTTTCATGCCTGGCTGATTAATGCCCCAGTAAACTGGAGTAGCAGGGTTAGCCTTGATAAACTCATGCATTGACTTAACAGGAATAGCTCGTGAACTAGCACTATTCTTTGACAGCATACGATGTGTGTTGAGTTCTGCTAAAATAAAGCGTGGATACTCAATCTCCATGGTAGTCATACGAACGCCTTCTGGCGAGATGCTGTCTGCAATTACTTTAGCTGTTATTAGTTTGTGTTTCATGTAGTTTGTGTGTTAAAATTGTTAATGGCATTGCTGACCACTCTGCTAAGTCAGGAAACAATGCTCTGTATTCGTACTCGTCATCTCTGTAAACCTCGACCCAAAGTTTGCCTTTTCCAGCAAGTTTGAGAGCATATTCAATAAGCTTACAAGATTCTCTGATTTCTAGGTATCCAGTTTTCATAAAAATCCTTTTGATGCCACTATTATAACAGAAAACAAAAAGGGCAGCAAGCCAAAAATATTTAGCCTGTCTGCCCTTTTGCTTTAAGCGTAGAATATGTGGTTGCCTATTTGTGCAATCAAATTCCTAGTTTTATTCCAGCGTGGGTTTACTGTTGTGTTGTGAAAGTACAAACCTTTGAAGTTGGGTATGTGTGCAACACCTTGTACAACAAGTTTGGCTAATGCCTGAGCTTCCAGCCACGCTTCGCCTCGCGGCTCGCGAACTCGCTCATCTGTCCAACTAAACTGACGCTTGGCGTATACTACTTGACATATGCTAGCATCAAACTCTGTGCGATGTGTTACACGATTGAGTGTGACTTGCGCAACTGCAATCTTGCCACGAACTGGTTCGCCTCGTGCCTCATAGTAAATATTCTTGGCTAAACAAAGTATCTCCGACTTAGTAGCCTTTACTGTTTGGTAAGCAGTATTAAGTGTTCTTTCTGCCATACCCAAGGGTAGAGCTATAAAAGTCCCCACTATAATTGACAGTATTCCCTGTTTTAAAGTTAGCTTCATTATTATCTCCTTGTAATTGTCGGATAATGCTAATTAAATCAAGGATAGCATCAAGCGAGCGATGTTCTAGATGCGTGGCATGATTGGCATCCGCTGCTTCACTGAGTTCACTGGCTAGCTTTAGGTGACTGTAAAGATTTAATTTCATCTTGTAACTTCCTGTTTTGTTCTTGTGTATGCTCTAATAGTTCATACATTGCATTACGCTCTCGCGTAAGCTGATTAATAGCACTAGTACCAAACTGTAATTGACTTTGTAAATTTTGTAGGGCTCTAGCAGCTGCTAATGCTGTGCGATTAGGAGGGCGTGGCTCACTATAAGTATTACCATCAGGGCCAGTTACAGTAACGGGTTCTCCGTTTAAGAGGTTGTTAATTAAAATATCGTATGTCATGCGTGTGGTTTTCTCAATGAACTTTCAATTATATCACATGACCTATCCTGGATCAAGTCAATTTTAAAACACGCTGTGCCCACCAGGGAATTAAATTGTCTTGAAAAATATTTGCCATGGTGATATAATAGACACAATCGGAGAAATATAATGTCAACTCAACCAAATTATACTGCTGAATTAGAAGCTCTAATCTTAGACGTACTATTACCAGTATACGAACAACATTGCAAACAGCGAGGAATTGCTTCACTACGCAGTGAGATAAATCCAGAGTTGTTAAAGCAGTTGCGCAAGAAGAAGACAGTGCCGAGATTATTTATGCCTAAAATAAATGAACAATCATGACATTTCAAAGAATCCCATCACCAACCGAACTACAACCTATGCCAAAACAAGAAGAAATCCTAGAATTAACTGACCCTGATACAGGCGACAAAATGTATGTTAGAAAGCAGATCGAACATGAAACAGTGTTCGGAGCAATTCCAGATAACGTACAGATTCCACAAGAAACCATGGCTGCTATTCAAAAACAATTTGGCACTGCACTAAAGTTTGATGAAGGTAAGCTTCCACTACACTTGTTGTCAACAGAAGCAATGAACCAAACCGCAGCTGTACTGGCATTTGGAGCAGATAAATACGCAGAACATAACTGGCGTAAAGGCTTTGCATGGAGCCGACCCTTAGCCGCAGCAATGCGTCATATCACAGCGTTCAACGCTGGTGAAGACAAAGACCCCGAGTCTGGACTCTCGCACTTGGCTCACGCAGCCTGTTGCATTATGTTCTTGCTCGAATTTGAGAAGACTCATAAAGAGCTAGATGACCGATATAAGCCCTAATTACAAAAGACTTGCTAGAATACTTAATAAAACACGCAAATCTTTAACCCAAACTTGTCACGAGCTAAACATAGACGTTGACGATATTGAAGACCACATACTGATGAAAGTAATTGATCAATGCTCTCACTGTAATATATGGTCCCAACAGCTAGTACTAGACTTAGACGAAAATCCTGTCTGCCCAGTTTGCGTTAGGCTAACTGGATTATAGACTTGACACGCCTGGTCAGATAAAGTATAATTTCTCTTTACTTAGGAGAAATACAATGATTGATCAACATCTGTTGAATTTGGTTACAAAAAATACTTACACGCACGTTATGGGCATGAACTGCAGCCCTACTGAATCTATAGAATATACTGCTAAATTGGTTAAAGTATTAAAAAATTATATTGATAAAGTAGTAATCTTTTCCTGCCCAACGGAGCCGTCTAAATTTACTGGCCATGTTGGTATGCACGTACAAGTTCTGGCACTGCCACAAGTACATAAAGAAGTATTTTTACTAGTAGATTGTTTGTCAATTTAAAATGAGCTCATTTAATCAAAATATCAAACGCATTGGCTTTGCTTGCAAGATTCAAAGCGAGCCTGACAAAGCCGATCCCACGCTTAACACAAAATCCACCACGATCAGCTATCTTGCTCGTCAAACGGAGGATGCTGCCCGTTCAAAGCTGTGGGGTTTGGTCGACCATAATTTGAATGCACTCTATCGCCAGCTCAAGTGGGTTGCCAAGCAGCCACGTGAACTGCGTATGTTTCGCATTACCAGTGACTTGTTGCCTGCATATACTCATGATGACTATATGCCTTTTTACTTTCAACCTGACGTAGTTGCTAAAATTGAAGCACATCTGAGTATGTGCGGTGACTTTGCTCGTGAGCATGATATTAAATTGTCGTTTCACCCAGGCCAGTTTTGTGTGCTTGCTAGTGAACAAGAACAAGTAGTTGAAAACTCCATTACCGAGTTCGAGTATCATTGCGACCTTATTCGTTACATGGGCTACGGCAAACAGTTTCAAGACTTCAAGTGCAATGTACACATTGGCGGTAAGCAAGGTCCAGCAGGTATTAAACGTGCACTCAAGCGATTGAGTCCCGAAGCACGTAATTGCTTGACCATCGAGAACGCAGAGTTCACCTGGGGTCTTGATGCAAGTCTAGAACTTGTTGATGACTGTGCCTTAGTACTCGACATTCATCATCACTGGATTAATAGTGGTGAATACATTGAGCCTAGTGACCCTAAGTTCAAGCGAGTTATAGATTCATGGCGAGGTGTACGTCCTACAATTCATTACTCAGTTTCACGCGAAGATGTAATTGTAGACCACGATCCAAGTACTAAGCCTGATCTTAAACAGCTCAAGTCCATGGGCTTTACCGCAGCTAAACTCCGTGCGCACAGTGACTACTACTGGAATGACTCAGTTAACCAGTGGGCATTGTCATTTTTACCACACGCAGATATTATGTGCGAGTCTAAACAAAAGAATCTAGCATCACAGGCATTATATGAGCTCACAAAATAAATACTTTGACGCAGGCACTAAAAATGCTGCAATCTTTGAAACCACAGCACCTTACCAGAATCCTTATCAGGGTAAGTCCCCTCGTTGGCTTTTTGTATGTAGTGCTGGATTACTTCGCTCACCTACTGGAGCAGCCCTAGCTGTCAAAAAAGGTTTAAATGCACGTAGTTGTGGTAGCAGACCTGAGTTTGCCTTGATCCCAATCAGTGCAAACTTAATCAACTGGGCACAAAAAATTGTGTTTGTAAACGACGATAACTATCATCAAGCTTTAGAACTATTTAAAGACACTGGTAATCTACACTACCAGTTAACAACAAAATCACTAGTACTTGATATCCTAGACATGTACGACTACAACGAGCCTGAGCTGGTTGTAGAATTTGAAAAGCAAATTGATTGGGTCAGAGCCGTAGGCGGTAAAACCACTTACTAATTTACACTTGATTTTGTTTTTGTTTTCGAGTATAATATATGTTCATTTGGAGATATTATGGCTGGTTATTCAAAAGAGTTTTTGATTGATGCTTTCTTAAGCAGATATATTGCTTGCCCACTGATTGCAATTGAAAAGCTGGAGTTGCTAGAACAACAGGCAGTTGATCTTTACGATCGGGTTGGTCGAGATAGATTTCGTGCTTATGCAAGCCTTGATGCAGACGCTTTGCGTGAATACAAGGCCGCCCAATGATAGTGTCTAGTATATCAACAAATGTTGAAAGATTCTACTCACTAGATAGAACATTAGTTACCCGACACATAATCAACCCCATCACCAATAAATCAGAACAAGAACACCTAATATACTATGTCTATAACAGAATAGGTGAAATAGTTTCTGATAACCACATCGGCGCTTACATAGATAAAAAAGCATGAAAATCAAAGATTTAATTAGTGAATTACAAAAGCATGATCCTGAAATGCAAGTTGTGCGTAGTGGTTACGAGGGTGGCGTTGAGTTTGTTAGCCGAGTACTGTGTTATGAAGTAGCACTAGATGTTAACACAGACTGGTGGTGTGGCACACACGAACTCGTTATACACGACTTACAGCGTGAAGAATTAAAAGATTATCAAAAAACACAAGCAGTGTATATAACATAATCTATTGCTGTGCTTATTGCTCGATTCCAGTTCAGTCTTGGAGCTTTGGGAGCCAAACTGTATATGTTTTCTAGATCCGCATATACTATAGTTCTGTGTCTATATAGGATAGAGTAATTAACTATATAAATTAGACCTTGCCTCTTAGCGGGGGTTGCAGTAAACAGTAAGCACAACAATGGAATAAATTATGAAAAAGAAAAAGTTACCCAAACTGCGCAACTTGATGGTTGTGCATATGATTAAGCGTAAGTCTGGCTCTCATACCAAGACTCACAAACAACTGCGCGGTAAACTCAACCGACAGTTAGACAACTAACACCTCAGGCATAAGAAATCCAAGACAACTTTCTTGCCCAACACAGTTTATGGCTATAACTATACTGTATTTACACACACTCACACAAGGAAATATATGAATCCGTTTGAAATTCGTGCCGAAATGCTTAAAATGGCACAAGATTATTTGACAAAACAACAAGAAATTAACTTGGAGTTTGCACAGAATACTTTTGAACAACTTGTCAAAGAAGGCAAGAAAGTTGCTGAAGACTGGCAGACTTATGCTCCTAAGATGTACACTTTTGAAGATGTACTCAAAGAAGCCAACAAGTTATATGGGTTTGTCAAAGATGCTAAGTAACTTAATGCAGAGAGTACGCGATATGTTTCGCCCTTATACTCTAGAGGACTTCATGGAAGACGCAGACCCAAAAGATTACAAAGATATTCAGCGACTGGAAGCAGTATGGCAGAAGCATCGCGAACGTAAACTTTTTGATAACTGCTATTGAAATACCGCGGTGAGTCAGGGTAGAAGCAAGTCTCATAAGCTCCGCTTAGAAGGTTCGAATCCTTCCACCGCAACCAAACAACAGGCTATGTGCCTGTCCTAAACTAAGGTTTAGGTTTGCCAAAACCAAGGTAAACCTAAACCTTATTTAATTGGAGAAACAAATGTCAGATGGAGGCAAAGGCTCAAAGCCTAGACCCTTAAGCGTATCAGACCAAGAGTACGCAGATCGTTGGAACGCAATCTTTGGTAAAGATTCGGAAACAGATAAAATTACCCGTAACAACGCCGAAACTCAAGAAGTACAAAACTTTGAAGTTGACTCAAGCGGTAAAAGTTTGTTATAATACTTATTATGCGGCGAGTATGGGGGAATTGGTAGACCCAGAAGACTTAAAATCTTCCGCGTAATGCGTATCGGTTCGACTCCGATTACTCGTACCAATTTAAAATGCAAGCACCTAATGGCTATAACATAGTGCAGAGTTACAACATTAATAGTATGTAACACAGCAGGTTTGATTCCTGCACACACTCGGTTCATCTAGAGGCCTAGGATACCGCCCTTTCACGGCGAGCACACGAGTTCGAATCTCGTACCGAGTACCATTTTTAGTAGCGAATTCATTGGCTATTGCATGTAGGTGTTATTCTCCTCCCTGACACCGAGGCAACCTGGAGATTGCGACCAGGCGCTACTAAAATGGTAATATATTTAAGTAACTTGGAGTGGCCAGCGGGACACTCCAGTAATTAAGGGCTCTGTCGCAGTAACAAGTTACTTAAATATATTTATTTAGGTAGGGAAAGTAAACGGAGAATGGGCAAGCAAGCGTACTCTAAGCGCGAGCCAGATACCTCACCGGCCTAAATAAATTACAGAATATGCAGCGTTTAGTGTAGTGGGAGCACACGAATCTGTGAAATTCGTAGATATGGATCGAAACCATAACGTCTGCCCAAATTTGGTCTTAAAGTGTTTACGGACGCACACAGCACTGTCACTGCTGTAGATGGGGATCGTTACCCCATAAGACCGCCAGAACCTGCCTTAGGTCCGTTAGATGCAAACGGTTATGACAAGGGTTGTTCCTGTCGGGCGTCCGTGAGATTTCACTGCCACACGTTAGTTGGCGCTGGATAAAGTAACCAGCTTATTCCAAAGTAGCACAGCGGTAGTGCAGTTGACTGTTAATCAATTGGTCGTAGGTTCGATCCCTGCCTTTGGAGCCAGTAGGGGATTCGCCAAGTTGGTAAGGCTGTGGATTTTGATTCCACCATGCGGTAGTTCGAGTCTATCATCCCCTGCCATTGCCCGATTAGCTCAGAGGTAGAGCACTCGCCTTGTAAGCGATAGGTCGTCAGTTCGATTCCGACATTGGGCACCATATTTTAGCACTATCAAACCTTAACTGCACGGTGATACCTAGTTTGCTAGCGGCGAACGGGTCTGGTAAGAAGCCCTGGTATCAGATAGTGCTAAAATATGGTTATTATTTACAGAAAGCACAAATGACAGACGAAACCAAAATCACACTAGGTAAGCAGTATTTTACTAAGAATACAGGAAGCGTATACGAGTTTTATTTGTCAGGCGAAATTGAAGAAGCCAGTGAGTATTGTGATTGGTTTGATACTATTCGCAATGCTAGATCAACTGACACAGTTAAAATTTACATTAATAGTTGCGGAGGCGATTTATATACGGCTCTGCAGTTTTTGCGTGTGTTATCAGAAACTGATGCTCATGTAATCACAAGTGTAGAAGGTGCTTGTATGAGTGCTGCTACAATGATCTTTTTACACGGTGATGAGTTTGAAGTAACACCACACTCATTGTTTATGTTCCACAACTATTCAGCAGGTGTGTTTGGTAAAGGTGGCGAGATGTTTGACCAATTACAGTTTGAACGTGCTTGGTCAGAAAACTTCTTGCGTGAAGTATATCATGACTTCTTAACACCTGAAGAAATCAAGTCAATGTTAGACAACAAAGACATTTGGATGACTTCACAACAAGTATTGGCACGAATTGATTTGGTGTTGGCTAAAATGGCTGCGCTACAAGAACTGGAAACCGAGAAAGAAAATGGCTAAAACATTTGGTAGTTTAAAATCAAACAAATTAGATATGATGGATAAACTCACAGTTGGCAAGTTTGCTGGCTGTAGAGTTTGTGATATTATTGCGGATGATTTTGAGTACCTTATATGGCTAAACAAAAACGGCTATGCTAACTTTACAACTCCTGTGCTAACAGACTTGCTAGCACGTGCAGGATTTAAAGAAGCTGAAGAATATTATCAAAACGAGATTGCTCCTTGGAAAGACACAGATGTCCCTTTTTGATTATTCAGCACCTAGCTTGCTAGAGGTCTTAGTATGGTCGGTAAACGAACACGGGTTCGTTGAAGTAAATCTATTAGACCTAGAACTATAAGCGGAATTGGTATAGGGGTTGTGCCCTAGTCTTCCAAACTAGAGAGACCAGTTCGAGCCTGGTATTCCGCTCCACACATCACAGGATACTTATGCAACCAAAAGACACAGTTCAAACAATTTATTTCAAAGGCTTCACAAACACAAACTGTGAATTCTTGCCTTGTCATAAAAATGTTAAAAAAGAATTTAACTGCTTGTTTTGCTATTGCCCACTAATTGCATACGAGTGCCCTGGAAATTATCTAGTATACCAAGACAAACACGGCAACAATCGCAAAGATTGTTCTCAGTGTGTGTTACCGCATAACGGCTACGAAACTTCGTGGAAAATAATGCAGCGTGAGCTAGAGAACCCTAAGCCGTGGCAGGGTAGTTAATTTGAAGAGTTTCGCGCTTGTAGCTCAATGGTTAGAGCAGCGGACTCATAATCCGTTGGTTACAGGTTCGAGTCCTGTTGAGCGCACCAACACACAACACAAGGAAATTTATGACAACAACAATTACTATCAAAGATAAAGCAGTAAATACTACTTATCAAAATGTAACTGGTATTACTGGCGGTTCTGGTGACGGAGCTACCTTTGATGTAACAAAAACCGAAGGCGTATACTCAGTAGTCCTAGACTCTGTTGCCGCTAGTGCAGGCACAGGCTATGTTGCTGGTGATACTATTACACTAGCAGGTACTGCTTTGGGCGGTACAAATGCTAATAATCTTATTATTACTGTAGGCACTGTTGGCGCTGCAGGAAAAGTAGCTACCTTTGGCGTAGTAGGAACTGGTCGCGTTGGCGATGGTACAGTCGATGTTCAAGTTGATGTTACTGGCACAGCAGGCGTAGACACTTATGTGGTTCCTGGCAAAAGCACAGAGTTCACAACAACCAAAACCGCTGACAATATTGGCTTAGCAAGTACTTTGGCAACCAATGTCACATATACTTTAGCTGACCATGAGCGTGTGGTGTTCTCAGACAAAGCCATTGCTTATGATGCCGCAGGTCGTGCAGGCGATGTATACGCATTGTTAGCCGCAGCTTTGGGCGTTAGCGATGTTACTAAAGCATACACGGGTATTGGTATCCATTTGGCTGATGCTGGCTGGACTAATAAAGAACTGGCTACTGCATTGTTGGCTACAGACACCTACAAAACAGACGCTGGTGGTGTAAGTGACGAAACTTTTATCAAGCACGTTTATAAAAACGTCATGGGTACAGATGCTACATTAGCAGACGTTACTGGTTTAACAAACTGGATGCATGGCAACAACTACACTCAAGCAGATGTATTAGTGGCTGCAAGCGAATTAGCTAGTTTTGAAACAGCTATTGGCTTGGTTGGCTTGGCAACAACAGGCATCGAATATACAGCAGTTTAATTATGTCAATTACATTACAGAATTTGGAAAGTGCCTTGGCTGGTGAGTCAATGGCACATATCAAGTATCGTTACTTTGCTAAACTGGCTCGTGCTGAAGGCTTTGACGAGATTGCCGATCACTTCGAGCATACAGCTAACCAAGAAATCTTACACGCTTGGGGACACTTAGAATTGCTGATTGGCAAGCCAGACACTAAAAAGTGTTTGGAACTTGCTATCGAAGGCGAAACATACGAGTTCACCACAATGTACCCTCAGTTTGAGCGTCAAGCCAACGCTGAGAATAATATTGAATCTGTTAAAGAGTTTCAAGAACAAGGTCGCGAGTCGCAAGAACACGCACAACAGTTTAAGAAAGTCTTAGAATTAGCACAAAAGCGTTTTGCAGCTCTTGCAGGAGTTGAAAAGCGTCATGCACAAGCATATCAACAGAAATTGGAGAGTTTATAATGCCAGAACGAATTTATGTATGTGTAGTATGCGGACACCAGTTATCAGAAGCAGACTGGCTGAGTCTTCCTGACGAAGTTAACTGCCCTGAGTGTGGGGTAAGTAAACATGATTATGTTTTAATGGAGTAAGTTATGTCCGAATACTTGAAGCAAGCACAAATGTATATTAACGCTTTAGATGATGTTATCAAAGCGGCAAAAGTCAAACGTGGAGACAGTGTTAGCTGGAACAGCAGCGGAGGCACTGCACGCGGTAAAGTAACAAAAGTAATTACCAGTGGCGAAGAAAAAGTGCCAGGTAGTAGCTTTACTATCACAGGTACTGAAGAAGATCCAGGTGCATTGATTCGAGTATATCGACCTAACGCAGATGGTAAGTATGAAGCCACAGATACAATTGTAGGACATAAAGTATCTACACTTAGAAAAATATCTCCGCTGTGAGATTCGTACCAGACCCAATCTTTCACAATCCTAATCGTAGGTTTGTACCAGATCCAATCTTACATCCAAAACAACTAACCCAGCGCTAAGCTGGGTTTTTTGTTTCTAAAATACCCACTTGAACTATACTACTCATTTTGATATAATACAAGTTCTGAACAAAACTTTAACACAAGGAAACACATGAAAATTTATTTTGGTAATGCCAACGAAGACCTTTTTGCAGATGGCTTATTTGAACTTAATGGTAGCCAATACTACTATGGCGTAGAGCACGGTACTAACCCTGGCGGCATGGATGAAGTTAGTATCTTTGATGGCTGCAATCGCTTTTTGCCTGTTCACATGGAAGCTATCCCTGAATTGATTGCTGCCTTGCAAGAAGTACAAAAGATTGGTGAAGCTGTTAAACTTGCTAAAGAGATGACAGCTCGCGCTGAGTCTAATACCAAAGGCTGTGTTACAGAAGCTTGGCATGGCGATTTTGAAGTAGATTTTGACCACACAGGAATCTAATCCATGGCATCAGTAAGTAAATCCAAACAAGCATATGCGGCACTGTACAAGTCTAGCACTCGCTGGGCTACAAACCGCAAAATTAAATTAACACGAGTATTAAAACAGCAACCTAATAACGAACAAGTAAAAGACGCATTAGCAAATATTAAATATCGTCGTCATACACCTAATGGTAAAACAGTATGGTCACATGGCAACATTAGGCTTGCAAAATTATTCAAAGAATTTACAGGTCGTGCTAGTGCAGATTTATTTAGTAGTAATCCAAAAGTTCAGGCAGCAGCACTTTCTTATCGTCCTGACGAAAGCAAGTTAAAAGTCATCGAAGGCAAAGTTAACTTTAGTCTGGGTGCTCGGGCACACGACTCTAAAGGTAACTTAGTATGGAAATAATTGAACTATACTTACTGTTTGCACTTACCACAGGCATTTCTAGCTGTGTGATATTCTTAGCACCCGCTATAGCAGAGGCTAAGTTTATAGGAATAGAAAATAGCTTTACTGAGAACACTTGGTTGAGCTACTTTACTTATACTACTATCACATCATTTTTTGCCCCATTTACAGTGCTGCCTATTTTTATACCAAGTTTTGCAGAGCGTTTTAAAGCTGGTATAGGTCGGGCGGTATTTGAAAGTCAAACTTAAAATTTTACATTTGACCCTAAATTGCAAAAACGGTATAATATATACTTAATTTACAAAAGAAAGACAATCTATGAAATTCTTGGAATTCACTTATACAAAAACAGACGGCTCACAGTCTAAGCGTGCAGTTATCGAGTTAGTTACCCCAACACAATTCGTTGAAGGTATTGATGTAAGCGAACTAGACCAAGACAGTTTCGCAGAATTTTGTCGCGAGTTTGCGGCACTCAAAGCCGATCAACATAATCAAACTATGGAAAAACTCGCACAGTATGATTTGCGTCATAACTATCGTAGGTTTATTCCTGAGCAAATGTCGGATGTAACACACGATTATGTCTAAATTCAATACTTGGGATAGTACAGTATTAGCCGATGCAGTAAAAATAAGTATACAAATTCGTACTAAAATAGAGGAAATGTGTATTACAACACGAACACCTCCCGATGACTTACCAAACAGTTTAATCCCAACTAGTAATCTTTATAATTTAGTTTGTGCGTATGAGGCAGCTTATAACGCACTTATCGAAAAAGATTTGGTAAAGTCAGGCAATCCACAAACAAACAAACAAATTCATTAAGAAAGCAAAATCATGGCAACTTGGACAGACGAACTCAAACAAGAAGTAATTTCCAAATACGAAGCAGCAGGTCCAACACCTGAGTCTTCAACCGAGATCATCAAAGATATCGCAGAAGAAATCGAAATGTCGCCTAATGGCGTTCGCATGGTGCTGGTGCAGGCTGGCGTATATGTGAAAAAAGAAGCTGGTGCAGCTCCTACAAAAACCAAAGCCCCTAGCGGCGATGGTACAAAGCGTGTTTCAAAAGAGTCTAGCATTGCTGAACTGCGCACTGCTATCGAAGATGCAAACAAGCCTGTTGACGAAGACATTTTGTCCAAGCTCACAGGTAAAGCAGCAGTATACTTCTTATCAGTATTGAAGTAATTCAAGGCGGCATTTTGCCGCCTTTTTTCATCTCAAAATTCAAAGGAATAAAATGGCAACACGCAAACGTCCAGCACTAGAAGAAGAATTGATGACTGATTCTAACATCAGCAAAGTCATTCGCCTTCTTGAGCCTACCGAAGAAGGTAAGAAACCAATTACCAAAAAAGATGCGTGTGCTATTTTAGGCATGGCGTATAATACTACTCGCCTTGGTACTATTATTGAAGAATACAAACAAAAACAAATTCGCACAGCACAGCGCAAGTCACAACTTCGCGGCAAGCCTGCCACGCAGGAAGAAAAAGTTTTTATTATCACAGAGTACTTAAACGGCGAAACAGTCGATGCTATCTCAAAAATGACTTATCGTAGCAGTCGTTTTATCAAAGATATTCTAGAAGGCAATTCAGTACCAATCCGTGTGCCTGGGTCTAGCTACTTTAGCCCTGAGCTTATTCCTGACGGCGCAATTCGTGACCGATTCAAAATCGGTGAAGTAGTTTATAGTTCACGCTATGACTCAACTGCACGCATTGATGCTGAACAGAAATCTGAGAAGTATGGCTTTGTTTATCGCATTTGGTTGCTTGCTGACAAGTGGCAACAAAACGCATATCAAGAAGCTAGTGAGCTTGCCTCACTAGAACACTTGCGTGAAATGGGAGTCAGAATCTAATGGACGATAATATTCACTATAATAAAATCATTGAAGAAAACATGGACAAGGGTTTTCAAGTCCGACTAGTAGTCAATGAATTTCGTGATATCGAGTATATCCAGCTTCGTAAATACTTTCTTACCTATGAAGGCGACTGGCAAGCATCACGTGAAGGTATTTCGATTCCAGCATCTATGGAAAACATCTATGGCTTATTAGATGGTTTATTAGAAATATGTGCTCTTGCAGAAGGCGAAGACATTATTCAACACTATGCCACTAAAATCAAAGCACGTCAAACTGAAATGGATAAAGATGAGCAAGCTTCTTGAACATTTGCAAATAACAAATACTAATGAGCGCAGATACGTACCAAAACCACTAAAAATGGTAACAGGTACGCTTACCAGCGAAGATATGTATTTGCAAGACTATGCCACAGTTTACACAGTAGAAGCTAGGCTGGGTGCACGAGTAGTTGTTTCTGACACCGAAAAGCTGGCCGTTGGTGCTGACTCTATTATCAAGCAAAAAGTCTACCGACCCTTAGCTGAAGAAGTCTTTGGCGAATTCCGTCAACCACTAATTGATGCAGACTTGGCTATCTCGCAAGGCGACTACAAAGAAGCTTCTAAACTAATTGGCGAAGTTCTCTATTCTATGTTTAAAGTCTAATAAAATTAGACTTGTATTGCCTACCCTAAACTGTTATAATTATATCTATGAACAAAATTGAACAATTCTTAGACTCAGCTTCAAAAGCATATTACGCAGGTTCTCCGATTATTTCGGACGAGCAGTTTGATCGCTTGGCTGAATCACATGGCTATAACTCAGTAGGTGCAAAACAACATGATAACAAAGCCAAACATCTTTTCCAGATGTATAGTCTCCAAAAATACTACGAAGACGAAGGCACACGTCCTCTTGAAGGCATCAAGGGTATTGCTACAAGCGTTAAGCTGGACGGTGCTGCTATTAGTCTTTTGTATGTTGATGGTTCTTTGGTGCGAGCTCTTACTCGCGGTGACGGCATAGAAGGTCAGTTAATCACTGACAAGTTGCTAGGCACAAGCTTAGTACCACACACTATTCCTGTTGACGGCGTAGTACAAATCACTGGCGAGATTGTAGCTCCAGTTAATATCGAGAATTCGCGCAACTATGCTGCAGGCTCACTTAACTTAAAAGATGTCAATGAGTTCAAGACTCGTGCCTTATCATTCTTTGCTTATGGTGTACAGCCTACACTCTGCGATACATTCAACGATGATATGCGTGAGTTGCAAGCCTGTGGCTTCTCAGTAATCAACGAAGCTGACTTAGATAAAATCTTTCCCTGCGATGGAGTTGTTTTTCGTGTAAACGATAACAAACAATTCTTTGAAATGGGTTATACCGCTAAACATCCCCGAGGCGCATATGCTAAAAAAGAACGAGCAGCCCATGTTGAAACAACCCTCTTATCAGTCGAATGGCAAGTTGGCAAAAGTGGCAAAGTCACTCCAGTTGCTATTCTTGAGCCTGTTTATATTGGCGATGCCCTCGTCAGTAGGGCTACTCTTAATAATCCTGGTTTTATTGAAATGCTTGACCTCCGCATCGGAGACAGGGTAGCAATAATTAGATCGGGTGAAATTATCCCTTGCATACTTCACAAAGTAGATGCATAAAATTTTTAGCCAAGGGCAAGAGAAATTTTCACTTGTTCTACGCGACTTAATCAAGTATAATAGATACTTAAATTGATAAATAAACTATGAGAATCGAAATACCAACCGAATGCCCTTGCTGTGATTATCCTCTTGAACTGGTCAACGATCAGCTCTTTTGTAGAAACACGGCTTGCGGTGCTCAGTTAAATAAAAAGCTCGAACACTTTTGTAAAGTGCTTGGCATCAAAGGTATGGGTTCTCGCACAGTGGAAAAACTTGGCTTATCAGATATTACTGAATTGTTTTATCTTGACCAAGACCAAGTTGTTGAAACTCTAGGTAGTGAGAAAGTAGCACTCAAACTGTTAGATGAAATCGAACGCAGCAAGTCTGCTGATTTAGCCACAGTTATCGCTAGTTTCTCAATCCCCCTAGTAGGTGCAACAGCAAGTAAGAAATTGTGTGAAGTAGTTACATCTGTAGACGAGATCAGTTACGACACTTGCAAGCAAGCTGGATTAGGCGACAAAGTATCCCAAAACTTAGTCAACTGGCTTGAAACTGATTTCCAAGAGATGAGAGAGTTTTTGCCTTTCTCGTTTAAATCTCAAAAGAATTCCAATACAAGTAAACCAAATCAAAAAACTATTTGTATCACAGGAAAATTATCTTCTTATAAAACTAAGTCAGAAGCCTACAAATCATTAGAAGAGGCAGGCTACACACCAGTAGAGTCCGTGACTAAAGCCACAGATTACTTGGTTGATGAAGAAGATAAAGGTAGTTCAAAACGCAAAAAAGCCGAGTCTCTCGGTATTACAATTATCACAAACTTAAATACTTTCTTGAAAGAAAATAAAAATGACTGAAAAAGCTAAAAAATGGTCTGACGAAGCTATCGACCAGTTGATGAACATCGTTAACGGCGAATCACCTGTTAGCGTTAACACTGTTGAGCGTGCCGCTGAAACTCTTGGTTTCACAACTCGCTCTGTTGCCTCTAAATTGCGTCAGCTTGACTGCGAAGTGGCATCTATGGCTAAGGAAAAGACTAGTGCTTTTACTCCTGAACAAAGCGCAGATTTGGCAAACTTTGTTGCCAACAACGCTGGTAACCTCACATACAAAGAAATCGCTGAATCATTTGCTGGTGGCAGTTTCTCCGCAAAACAAATTCAAGGCAAGTTGTTGGCTTTGGAATTGACAGGCTCTGTCAAGCCTGCTGAAAAAGTTGAAGTTGCTCGTACATATACTGAAGCTGAAGAAGCCAAGTTTATTGCTATGGCTGACGCAGGTAGCTTTATCGAAGATATTGCTACTGCACTGAACAAGACAGTTGCTTCTGTCCGTGGTAAGGCTTTGAGCCTGACACGCAAAGGTCAAATTGCTAAGATTCCCGCACAGCGTGTTTCTCATGCTAAAGAGACAGTTGATCCAGTTACAGCATTGGGCGACAAGATCGGCTCTATGACTGTTGCCGATATTGCTAAAGCAGTTGATAAAACAGAACGCGGTCTTCGCACATTGTTGACACGTCGCGGCATTAAAGTTGCTGACTATGACGGTGCTGCTAAGAAAGCTAAAGCAGAAGCCAAAGCTGCTGCTTAATCTAGTTTTTTAAACGATTGGTCAGGAGTTCTCAAAAAGCTCCTGACCTTTTTTACTTTAGCGAGTCGAAAATGAAGGTAACAATTACATATCATGACAATGACTCCTTTACAATAGAAGAAGTTGTCAAACAAGCTGTACACAACTACGGCAAAACCGCACAAATAGAGATTATGCCCGAATCTACAATGGCATACGATCATATCTACTTTGGCTTGCAACAACTAATTACGCATGAGCAGTTGAGTCTATTATATGACAAAGATACTGCTTATCAAAACGATATTAAAAAATTAAGAGAGTCTGTGCTCTACAAAGTCACAGAAATTATTGACCAAGTTATTATAGATAACGAATCGAAAGTAGGGTAACTTTGGATACATCCGCAGTAGTCTTAAACAAATTACTAAGTGAGCGAAACCTAGATATCTGGGCTAAACTCAAATTAGTATTTCTAGACGCTGCATACTCTTCCTTGTATGGTGCTATAAATAAGTATTACGAGAAATACAGTGCCATTCCGTCATTTGACGATCTTGAGCTAACCTTAAGGGAGGGTCCAGCGTCCAAGACGTTAGCAACCCTTCGGTTAACCGAGGTGCCTGACGTTTCAGCTGAGGTAGCGCTTGATGCGCTTATCGATCAGTATACACAAAATGAAACGGTAAAATTACTAGACAAATTTGTAGACAAATTACCGCTTTACGATTCAAACGAAATAAAAGACAATCTAGCAAATATTGCATTAACAATTGAAGAAAAGACTCACACTAGTGAGAAGGTATTTACTATGGCTGACATGATGATGTTTCGCCATCCTGACGATTTGGAAAAAGAACGTGTTTATCTTGGTCTTAACAATACTTTCGACGCTGTTCTCGGCGGTGTGGCTCGTCAAGAGCTTATACTCATTGGAGGCAAGCGAGGCTCTGGTAAATCTATTACGTCCAGTAATATTTTTGTTAATCAGTACGAGTCTGGTAATAGCAGCATCTATTTCTCTATTGAGATGACTGCACAAGAAACAATGGAGCGTAACTTGGCAATCTTAGCTAATGTTAATCTCCAAAACCTAAAACAACACAAACTAACAGATGAAGAAGTTCTCCGAGTAGTAAAGTCTAGAGCAGGTATGTTCCAGGATGCAGATGCTACAGTACTGGAGTTTATGCGTCATCGAGACAGATTTAAATTTGAAGAACACTTAGTACGAAATCATCAATTAAAAACTGATAATCAAATGATTATTGTAGACGACCGTGATCTGACCCTAAGCAGTATCGACTTGCACATTGGCAAAGCCAAGGCAAAGTTTGGCGATAAACTAAAAGTGGCAGTAGTTGACTACATTAACCAAATTGTACTAGAAGGCACAGATCAATACGATTGGAAACCGCAAATTGAAATTTCGAAAAAGCTCAAAAACTTGGCGAGGAAATACGAAATCGTATTGGTATCGCCTTATCAGATCGACGCGACCGGAGAGGCACGATTCGCCAAAGGCATTTTGGATGCCGCTGACATTGCGCTTACAATGGAGGCACATGATAAAGAAACGAATGCGATCAGTTTTGAAACAACAAAGATTCGAGGCGGCAAGGAAATGGCATTTACGTGCCCGATTGATTGGGACACCTTACGCATTAGCCCACAGTCAGTGGATAAACCAGCCGCTAAAGAAGTTGTTAAGAAGGCGGGGAAAAAGAATTCATCCCAAGATTTAAAACAAGACGACACAGCCTCTGACTTACCATGGAATTAAAATGAGCGATCCAGTACTAGAACTAATTAACAAAAACGGTTTAGCATTTAGCGTGTCCGGCCGTGACTACCTGATTAAATGCTTAAACCCCGATCACGAGGATTCAAATCCTAGTTTTCGAGTTGATAAAGTTACTGGCGTTGCTCATTGCTTCAGTTGCGGCTTTAAAACTAACTTATTCAAATATTATGGGGTTTTTACTAACCCTGTACCAATGAAAATTGCGGCCCTCAAGGAAAAATTAAATGAGCTAAAAACAAGCGGCACGGGGCTAGACCTACCCAACGGTCATACTCCTTACTTGAAGCAGTTCCGTGGCATTAGTCCACAAACACTAAAATACTTTGGTGCTTTTTATACAAATCAAGTAGAAAAGCTCATAGACCGAATTATTTTTCCAGTCAAAGATATCACTGGTAAAACAGTGGTATTTGTCGGCAGACATACACTATCAAACGGAAATCCCAGATATATCAACTATCCTAGCGGTGTTCGTATGCCTGTGTTTCCAACGCATCTTCCTAGCGGCTATCAGTCCATGGTAATTGTCGAAGGTGTGTTTGATATGTTAAATTTGTACGACAAAGGTTTAGAGAATGTTGTTTGCGCTTTTGGCACAAACACACTACAAAACGAAACAAAACAAAAACTATTGCCGTTTAAAGCACAAGGTATTACTCACATATACTTGTTGTTTGACGGAGATGATGCAGGCGACAAAGCCGCTAAAGCACTAAAACCATTAATTGAAGCTGAAAACTTTATTGTTGAGATTGTTAAATTGCCAGATGGTGTAGACCCAGGCGAACTCTCACAAGATGATGTAAATTCAATTGCAGAGTATATAACCAAATAATAGCCAAATACGCTATAAGAAAGTATTAAATGAAAGTTGCACTAATCGATAAAGCCCCTAATCGTACTCGTTATCAAGATTATTTTGAGTTCGAGTTTGACCACTACCATATGAGTAGTGTGCCTATTACCAAGTTACTGAAAAAAGACGTAGACTTGCAAGTAGACTTGGAGCCATACGACTATGTTATTCTTGTTGGTGCAGAAGCTGCCAAAGAATACGCTAAGATTACTTCAGTAACTAACATGGCAGGTCAGTTAGTTAATGACAAATTCATTGCTATCTCAAACCCAGCAATGTTGGCTTTTAAACCAGAAGGTAAGCCAGATTTTCAGCGCGCTTGTGATCGTATTCACAAGTATATGAAAGGCACACTAAAGCCAGCTACCGAAGGTGATTTCAAAGGTATTGATCGCACTGACGAAGCCCGAGAGTTTTTGTTAGAAGTACTTGAAAGTGCTCAAGGCTATGTGGCAATTGATACTGAGACAACTGGCTTATATCCACGTGATGGATATGTGCTTGGTGTTTCGCTTAGTTATAAAACCAAGCACGGTCGTTATATCCTATGCGATGCAATGGACGAAGAGTGCATTGAACTACTACAAAAGATTTGCAATACCTTTACAATGGTATTTCACAACATGAAGTTTGACTATAAAATGTTAGCCTATCACTTGGCACTGACATTTGATCGTAGCAAAGTTCATGATACTATGGTTATGCACTATGTATTGGACGAAACCGATAGTCATGGTTTGAAACCATTAGCACTCAAGTACACAGACTACGGAGATTATGATTCAGAACTAGACGACTTTAAAAAGTCTTACTGTGCTGCCAACGGCATTTTACAAGACGATTTTACTTACGACCTTATACCTTTTGACACTATTAGTCGTTATGCAAGTATTGATACTGCTGTAACTTATGATCTATTCATGAAGTTCTGGCCTATTGTCCAACAAAACGAGAAATTGCGTTTTGTATACGAAACTATCTTGATTCCTGGCACGTTGTTCTTGATGGACATGGAAGAAGTAGGAATTCCTATTAGCCAAGAGCGTATGGCTGCTGCTAATTTGTATTTGGACGAAGAAATTGAAAAAGCCAAGCAAGTAGTATATGGTTTTGAAGAAGTCAAGCGTTTTGAGAAAGATACTGGCAAAATCTTTAATCCCAATAGTGTTATGCAGTTACGAGTTGTTCTTTTTGATTACCTTGGACTTAACCCTACAGGAAAGAAAACTGCTACTGGTGCTGTTTCAACAGATGCAGAAGTGCTAGAACAGCTTAGTGAAGAACATCCGCTTCCAGCGGCTATTTTAAAGGTACGACAGCTTGGAAAAATCCAAAATACCTATATTTCGAAGATTTTACCAGAACTTGATCGTGATGGTCGTATTCGTACAAATTTTAATCTTATATTTACTACTAGCGGTCGGCTTAGTAGTTCTGGCAAGTTCAACGCTCAGCAAATACCTCGCGACAATCCTATTATCAAAGGTTGTATCAAAGCTCCAGCGGGCTACAAAATTGTATCGCAAGATTTGACCACAGCAGAGATGTATTATGCTGCTGTGCTATCAGGTGACAAGAATCTGCAAGAAGTATTTTCCAGCGGCGGAGACTTTCACTCAACTATTGCTAAAATGGTGTTTGATTTGCCTGGCCCAGTTGAAGAAGTTAAAAAGAAGTATGGCGCTATGCGTCAATCAGCTAAAGCTATTAGTTTCGGCATTTTGTATGGTTCTGGTGCTAACAAAGTATCACAAACTGTGTCAAAAGCCACTGGCGAAGACTACCCCGTAGATCGTGCCAGAGACGATATTAAATCTTACTTTAAGAAATTTAGTAAGCTAAAAAACTGGTTAGATACTCGCAAATCATTTATTGAACAAAATGGATACACCTACTCATTCTTTGGCAGAAAACGCCGGTTACCAAATGTCTTTAGCTCAGATAAGGGTATTGCAGCACACGAAGTCCGTTCAGGAATCAATGCTGAAGTACAAAGCCTTGCCTCAGACGTTAATTTACTTGGTGCAATGCGAACTGCTGACGAAATTAAAGCAAAAGGCCTTGACGCAAACATCTTCATGCTAGTACATGACTCAATCGTAGCACTAGTAAAAGAAGAACACGTAGAACAGTATTGTGAAATCTTAAAGCGTAATACTCAACACAAGTGGGGTTGCGAGATTCCTAATGCTCCTATTGGTGTTGACCAAGACATTGGCGATGATTACAGTTTTGGCGACTGGGAAGGCTACTATGAAGTTACAGGAGATCGTATTTCCCGTATTCAGGCTGGGTGAGAAGCAGCCTTTTGAAGATGGTGGCATAGTATACTACAAATCAGAGTATAGTGATAAGGATACTGCTGAACACACAACAAATTATAGGTTCGTAGACGATAAGTCTATAGATAAACCAACTCTAGGTTTACGCAGACTCGCTTTGCAAGGTAAAGCAACGTTATTCCCTATAAGTTCAGCAGTATACTTTCTAGTAGACATTATTAAGTTAGCAAAATCTACTACGTGGTTTATTGATAGCCACGGACGAGTTTTTCAACATAAAAAAACTACACGCGCCAAACTGACAACAAAGAAGATTACTAAAGTGTTACCTGCGGAGGGCATAGGGTGTGTATTAGAACTTGAAGGTGTGTCTCACAGATTCAAAACTATGATACAGCCCGAGAGCCATCATCAATATGCAGGAGTTTTATATATGGATAACAGTTATTTATTTTACGGATACTACGAATATCCACAAAAAGACACGTGGAGACTAGTATAATGGCAAAAGCAGTAATTAGCAATAGAATCTACATCGACAATCCAGGCGTAGAGCATACTAAGCACGTAATTAAATCTCTTACCTATAAAATTCACAAAGATACTGGTTCAAAAAAGTTTGCTAGTGTAGAAACTATCAAGAACTATAAGTCGCTAATCAAAGGTATTTTATCTATTCCGCAAGGACGTAGTGATCTAATACCTAGTGGATATGAAATCATTGATAAGCGAGTTCTAGTACCAGTACCTTTTCCTGACCCTAAGTTTGAGCTATATGACGATCAGCAAACCATCTACGACCAAGTCAATGATACTGTTTTTATCAACGCCTTGCCTGGCTGGGGCAAGACCTTTACTGCGCTACATCTGGCAAGAAAGTTTGAACAAAAAACCTTGGTTATCACACATACAGCTGCCTTACGAGACCAGTGGTGTGAAGAAATACGAACGCTATTCGGGACGGACTGCGGAGTTATTGGTGGTGGACGAGTTGATCACGACGACCATTTTATCACAGTTGCCAATATCCAGACCTTGGTTAAACACACTGCAGAATTGGCTAAAGAGTTTGGGACTGTTATCTTGGACGAAGCACACCACTGTCCTGCCACTACATTTGCAGGAACAATTGATGCCTTCCATGCCCGTTATCGTATTGCCTTATCAGGCACGATGCAACGCAAAGACGGCAAACACATATTATTCAAGGATTATTTCGGCTCGCAGGTATTAAAGCCTCCCGTGTCAAATACAATTCCTCCTACCATTCATATGGTAAAAAGTGGCATTACACTTAAACCTAATGCAACTTGGGTAGACAAGATCACTGATCTTACTCAAGACGAAAAATACAGACAATTTATTGCAGACATAGCTAAAATGCACGTCGCCGAAGGGCACAGCGTTTTAGTTATCGCTGATCGAGTAGAATTCTTAGAAAAGGTAAAAGACTATGTTGGTGACACGTGTTTGTTGGTTACTGGGAACACCAGTTTTGAAGACAGACAAAGAGCAAAAGCTCAAATCCTTGCCAAAGAAAAAATGTGCATTGCTGGAAGCAGGCAAATATTTTCAGAGGGTATCTCAATCAACATCCTTAGCTGCGTGATATTAGCAGTACCCATGTCAAACGATAGTTTACTAGAACAAATTGCTGGTCGCATTATGCGGATGCATGAAGGTAAACTAGACCCAATCATAGTAGATATTCAGTTTGCTGGATATGCAGATAAAAAGCAAAACACAGATAGGTTAGGGCTTTACTTACGCAAAGGCTGGAAAGTCTTAGCGTAGATAAAATTTCACTTGTCACAGAGTATCCAAAATGGTATAATAGTTATTAAGTTTCAGTATATGACCCTTTTCTTTAACCTTGGATTGCTTGAGTCCACGACTCAATGTGATTCCACAAAGTTAGTTGAAACCTTAAGATTGCACTTTATTAGAAAATCTATTCCTAAAAACCAATACAGTAAAATCAAACCGATTTTTAACTTAAAAGGCAATAGTTTTCTAATAAACCCTGCAGCCTTATTTACTGATACCTCAACAGATATTGTACACAAAGCACAATACATTCGTTTAGCGGGGCGTAGAACATACGCAATATATAAACATTACGGTTACACATATCTAGACCTATCTTACTATTCAGATATTGACCTAAACGCAATAAAATCAAATCCGCTACTAAAAATCACAGAAAACAAAATTCACTTCAAATACGAGGACAAATAAAAATGGCACTTAGCTTTAAAAACACCAAAGGTAAAGCACAATCAAACAAAGTCGAATCTTACGAATACAAAGATGGCGAAAACACAGTCCGCTTGATTGGCGGAGTTCTTCCACGATATATTTACTGGCTGAAAGGCACAAATAACAAAGATATCCCTATTGAATGTTTAGCATTTAGTCGTGAAAAGGAGAAATTTGATAACCTTGAGAAAGATCACGTTACTGAGTATTATCCAGAAGCCAAGTGCTCTTGGAGCTATTCTGTAAATTGTATTGACCCTAAGTCGCAAAAAGTTGTTGCTCTTAACTTGAAAAAGAAGTTGTTTGAGCAAATCGTTACAGCGGCTGAAGATTTAGGAGATCCTACTGACTACGATACAGGTTGGGATGTTGTATTCAAGCGTGTTAAGACAGGCCCACTGCCTTTTAACGTTGAGTACACACTGCAGGTTTTGCGTTGCAAACCACGTGCATTAACACCTGAAGAGCGCGCTATGGCTGATGCTGCTAAGTCTATTGACGAGAAATTTCCTCGTCCTACAGAAGCAGATGTAAAAGCATTGTTGGAAAAGATTACTAGCCAGCAAGATGAAGATGGCGAAGCCGAATCGTCTGAACAAGAAGCAGTCAAAGAACTAGGTTAAAAATCAAAGCCCGCTAAACGAAATGCTTAGCGGGCTTTTCTGTCTCAAGGGCAAAATGAAAGTATTATTTACAGCTGACGTCCATATTAAATTGGGTCAGAAGAACGTACCTATTGATTGGGCTAAAAATAGGTTTAATATGCTGTGGTCACAGCTACGCACAATGCAAAAAGACTGCGATCTTTTTGTTATTGGTGGTGATGTGTTTGATAAACTTCCCAACATGGAAGAATTAGAAACATATTTTGACCTAGTAACTCATTGTGATATTCGAACAATTATCTATGCTGGAAATCACGAAGCAGTTAAAAAAGACACAACATTTCTTAGTAACTTAAAACAAGTTACTAACAGATTGAATTCCAATGTGGAAATTATCGATGACTATTGCAAAATAGAAAACATGGATTTTATTCCTTACAACAAGCTAAAAGACTTTGAAAAGAATCCTTTTCATATTCGCGGCAATATTTGTTTTACACACGTTCGTGGCGAGATTCCTCCACACGTAAAGCCTGAAGTAGATTTAGAAATATTTGCAAGCTATGACCGAGTCTTAGCTGGCGACTTACACAGTTATGAAAACTCTCAAAAAAATATTATCTATCCTGGCAGTCCCGTCACTACTAGTTTTCATCGTCATAATGTGGATACTGGTGTGGTTATACTGGATACCCTCAGCCTAGAACATGAATGGCGTAAACTAGAGCTACCACAATTACTGCGCAAAACAGTAGGCGTACACGACCCTAAACCGCCAACCGACTACCATCACACAATTTATCAAGTTGAAGGCGATATGCAAGAACTTGGTGAGCTTGAGGATTCAGATTTAATTGATCGCAAAGTTATCAAGCGTGATACAGATTCAGCACTGATCTTAGACTCTGAAATGTCTATGTCAGAAGAAGTTCGAGAATACTTAACTTATATTTTAGAACTACCCACAGATACTATTGAACGAGTCCTACAGGAGTTCCAAAATTATGCAGACAAAATCACAACAGAATAAAGCCGAAGTTTGGTCACAAACCAACTGCCCTGCATGCCAAGAAGCTAAGCGCTTGTTAAGCGCATATGCTATTGAGTATACTGAGTGCATGATTGGTGGCGGCACTTATACTAAAAAAGATTTAATTGAAAAAGTACCCAACGCACGCAGCGTTCCACAGATTTTCCTGGATGGTGAATATGTTGGTGGGCTGCCAGAACTAAAGAAAAGACTCGCTGTAAATGATAACTATAAAACAACTACGATGGGCTAATGCCTTTAGCTACGGAAAAGACAATAAAATTGATTTTGTAGCAGCTCCGCTAACACAATTGGTGGGCCGCAATGGTCATGGTAAAAGTTCTATTGCGCTTATTCTTGAAGAAGTGTTATTCAACAAGAATTCAAAAGGTATTAAGAAAGCAGATATTCTTAATCGCTATGTCAAGGACAAATCATATACTATCGAACTAGACTTTAATCGTGATGGCACAGATTATACAATTAAGTCTAGTCGCGGTACTTCGCAAACAGTTAAGCTGTTCAAAGAAACAGTAGATATCAGTGCTCACACAGCCACTGCTACCTACAAAATGATTGAGGATATCTTAGGTTTTGATCACAAAAGCTTTGCACAGATTGTTTACCAGTCAAATGCATCGAGCCTGGAGTTTTTAACAGCTCCTGATACAGCTCGTAAAAAGTTCTTGATTGAGATTTTAAACTTAGGCAAGTATACTCGTGCTGCTGAAGTTTTCAAAGAAGTTAGTAGTCAACTAACCAAAGATATTGCTAGTGTACAGTCTCAGGTAAACACTGTTACAAGTTGGTTAAATAAGTACGAGAAGACGGATTTAACCTTACAAGAATATGTAGAAGAGCCTGTAGTTAAAGACCATGTGGTTGCAGAAGCTTCTAAACTAGAAGCTAGTATTAGCACTATTGAGTCTACCAACAAAAAGATTTCGCAGAATAATACTTATAAGCAACTACAGTCAAAAATCAAACTGCTGCCAGTTCCTGAAAAGCCAACAGCAGACATTGATGCTATTAAGTCCAAAGACCGAGCGTTAAGCAACGAAGTCATTGAATTACAGAAAACTGTAAAAGACAGCAAAGCTTTTGTAGAAAAAATGGCTAAGCTAGAAGGCGTTTGTCCTACTTGTTTACAGCCAATTGATACTCATAAAATCTCAGAACTAGTTAGCGAACAACACGATATTCGCGAAGCTAGTGAAGCCAGATTAAATCGTTTGTTTATTGAACTAGAAGAAGTATATGCCGAATCTAATAAATACTCTGAAGGTTTAACGGCTTGGCAAAATGCTCAAAAATCTCAAGAAGATTGGGAAAAGTATCATACACTTATTGATACAGAACTGCCAGAAGCACTCTTAGATAAACAAACGCTACAACAACAATTCACTGAATTACAGAGTTCAATTGCTTCTACAAAACGTCGTATAGTTGAAGCAGAGCAACACAACAAAGAAGTAAGTGCACACAATGCTAAAGTAGAATTAGTATCCAAACAGTTGGTAGAAATGAACCAAGAGTTGGAAACTTACAGCGGCAAGCTGCATGAACTCAGCGAACGAATGAGTATTTTAAATGTTTTAACAAAAACGTTTAGTACAACAGGTTTAGTAGCTTACAAAATCGAATGCTTAGTCAAAGACTTAGAAGACATTACAAATAAATATTTGGTGGATCTAAGCGACGGTAGGTTTCAAATTGGATTTAAGATCAGTGCCAGCGACAAACTCAATGTTGTTATTACTGATAACGGAAAAGATATTGAAATCTTAGCACTAAGTGGCGGTGAAAAAGCACGAGTTAATGTGGCTACTTTGTTAGCTATCAGAAAGCTAATGCAAACCCTTTCTAGTTCAAGAATTAATCTATTGATACTAGACGAAACCGTAGAGACACTTGATACTGATGGCAAAGAGAAGTTGGTTGAAGTGTTACTACGAGAAGAACATTTAAACACTTTCCTAGTAAGTCATGGCTTTAGCCATCCTCTGCTGGAAAAAGTAAATGTTATTAAACGTAACAACATATCCCAAATAGAGGTATAATATGATTTTAGAAAATATTACTGGGGAAGTAAAAGTAACCGTTGGCAACAAGGCTATTGCAGTCGGAGATACAATCGAAGATGCAGAGTATGCCTCTGTTGCTGTCGCAGGCAAAGGCAAAGCAGTTTTTCGTGTAGATCCAAATACTACAATTGAACGTTACGGCGTTAAATCAGAAGCAGTTGCAGCGCCAAAACCAGCTCCAGTTAAAGTAGCTCCAGTCGAGGCAGCTCCAGTGGCTGAACGGGTTACCGAAACCGTGGAAACTCCAGGTAAAACTGCCGAAGCGTAATGGTCGTAGACGCTAGAGCCAAAGGTGCTAGAACAGAAACCACAGTACGTGATCTGTTAAAAAAGCATACAGGTTTAGCATGGGAAAGGGTTCCTGGTTCAGGAGCCCTTGACCCTAAACATCAGCTCAAGGGCGATTTATACGTTCCTGGGCGAACCAACCTTTGGTGTGTAGAAGTTAAAGGCTATGCGGAAGATCACCTTACTTCACACTTACTAACATCCAAGACTCCGCAACTAGTAGAATTCTGGGAACAGACTACTCGTCAAGGTACACAGGTTTCCAAGAAACCACTACTGATTTTTAAATTTGATCGCAGCAAAGTGTTTGTGGCTTTTGATGAAATGCCTAATTCACAAAACTACCGCTGTATTTATTACAACCATGAAAGTCATGAGTTCTATGTAGCATTACTAGAAGACTGGCTCAAGTGGGAGCAACCAGTATTTGTAACTTGACACAGCAGCTTAGCAGTGGTATAATAACAGATTAAACACGCAAACTATATGTCCAAAACATTTTCAAAAATTACCGAATCAAATAATACTCTGCTAGTTGTTGACTCACTTAATCTTGCTTTCCGCTATAAACATAGTGGCGCAACTGATTTTGCAGAGGACTACTTACGCACAGTTCAAAGTCTTAAAAAATCATACAAAGCATCTCATGTGATTATTGCAGGCGATATGGGCTCTAGCTCTTATCGTAAAGCTATTTATCCTGAGTACAAACAAAACCGCAAAGATAAGTTCGCAGAACAAACAGATGCTGAAAAAGCAGCCTTTGAATTGTTCTTTGAGGACTTTACAAAAACACTAGAACATATTGCTGAAAATACCGACTTTCCAGTCTTACGCTTTCAAGGCGTTGAGGCAGACGATATTGCAGCATATGTTGTATCAAAAAAATCAAAACTCCCAGTTGATGATATCTGGCTGATTAGCTCAGATAAAGATTGGGATTTATTAGTTCAACCTAACGTATCAAGATTTTCGTATGTCACCCGCAAAGAAGTTACAGTTGATAACTGGAACACTCATTATGAATTTAATCCAGAAGACTATATTTCAATTAAGTGTCTTACCGGCGATAGTGGTGATAACGTATTCGGTGTTCCAGGTATCGGACCAAAGCGTGCCGTGGCTCTTGTTAGTGAGTATGGCAGTACTTATGATATTATTGCTAATATCCCTTTATCAGGTAAGTATAAGTATATACAAGCTCTTAACGAATGCAAAGATACACTAGAGTTAAACTATAAATTAATGGATTTAGTTACCTTTTGCGAAGAAGCAATTGGTACTGAAAATTGCAAACAAATTGACGAAACCTTAGAGTTATATTTAAAATGAATTCAGGAACAGTAAACTTAAATGGCGCTTATATAACAAGTGCCTCAATAAACAACTTATCGTTTAACATAGACTGCCAACTAAAACCAGGCGCAAAACTTCCGCAACGAGCACATCATTCAGATGCTGGAGCAGATTTGTTTAGCTATGAAGATTGTGAAATCTACCCAGGCGAGCAAAAACTTGTTGATACGGGTATAGCAGTCAAAATTCCACAAGGCTTTGCAGGCTTTGTGTATAATAGAAGCTCTCAAGGAAAAAAGGGAATCACTATCCCTCACAGCGTAGGCGTGATTGATAGTGGTTATCGTGACACAATTAAAGTTTTGTTAAAAAATATCGGTGATGACCCTTATAAAATTGCCACTGGTGATAGAATTGCCCAGTTGGTTGTACAGAAGGTTGAACTAGTTGGCTTTAAAGATATTTGGAACGACTCTACCCGAGGCACAGGCGGCTTCGGCTCAACAGGAACATAAAGGAAATCATGGCAGTAAGCACAAGAGCTCAAGTAATCACACGTCGTACATATAATAGACCAGTTTCAGACGACGGAAAACAATTTGAAACGTGGCAAGAAACAGTAGCCCGAGTTATCGATCACCAAGAATGGCTGTGGCAACGCGCTGCAGGTCGTGAACTAACAGATGTAGAGTATTCAGAACTCTATGATCTCGAACAGCTAATGTTAGATCGTAAAGTGGCTATGAGTGGTCGCACACTCTGGCTTGGCGGTACAGATGTAGCTAAAACTCGTGAGGCCTCACAATTTAATTGCAGTTTTACTCATGTAGAAACTGTATATGATGTAGTAGACTGCTTATGGCTTTTGCTACAAGGTTGCGGAGTAGGCTTTAAGCCAATCGTTGGTACACTCAACGGATTCTCTAAACCAATCAAAAACATTCGTGTAGTGCGCTCAACACGTACTGAAAAGGGCGGCAATGAGTATAACACTGAAACGTTTGACGCAGAAACTAAAACATGGACTATCCAGGTCGGGGACTCCGCAGAAGCGTGGGCAAAGTCTATTGGTAAGCTTATTGCTGGTAAATACGCTGCTGATACTCTTGTACTCGACTTTAGTCAGTTACGCCCTGCAGGCGAAAGGTTAAAAGGCTATGGATGGATTTCAAGTGGCGACAGCGCTATTTCAACTGCATATGTGGCTATTGCAAACATTCTCAATGGGCGTGCTGATAGTTTACTTACTCGGATGGATATTCTTGACATTGTTAATCATCTTGGTACCATTCTCAGTAGTCGCCGTAGTGCGGAAATTGCTTTGTTCGACTACGGACAACCCGAATGGGAAGAATTTGCCGTAGCCAAGAAAGATTGGTGGTTGTATGGCAATAGCCATCGTCAACAATCTAATAATAGTTTAGTATTCAAAGAGAAACCACTTAAGTCTGACTTGCAAAAGATTTTTGACTTAATGCTAGAAGCAGGTGGTTCAGAACCAGGATTTATCAATGAAGTTGAAGCCTTACGTCGTGCCCCTTGGTTCAAAGGAGCAAACCCTTGCGTGGAAATCCTACTCGGCAATAAATCATTTTGTAATCTTACAGAAACAGACATTGCTAAATTTAAAGGAGACACCGCTGGACTTCACAATGCCATACGTCTTGCAGCTCGCGCAAATTACCGCCAAACCTGTGTGAATCTTCAAGATGGTATCTTGCAAGAGTCTTGGCACTTAAACAACTACTTTATGCGTTTGTGTGGAGTAGGTTTAACAGGTATTGCTAAACGCCCTGATATGACTGGTTACGACTATGAGTATTTGAAGCGTACAGCAACTGGTGCCGCTATTGGTATGGCTCAAGAGTTGGGTTTGCCTAGTCCGAAAAACATTACTTGTGTTAAACCATCGGGAACACTGTCCAAAATCATGGATACCACCGAAGGAATTCACAAGCCACTAGGAAAGTATATTTTTAACAATGTCCAATTTAGTAAGTTTGACCCTATTGTTGAAGTATTGCGCTCTGCTAATTATAACGTTGTTAATCACCCCACTGATGATAGTGGTGTACTTATTACATTCCCTGTTGAGTGGGCTGATGTTCCTTTCCATAAAACTGGTGGAAAAGAAGTCAACCTTGACACAGCAGTCGAACAACTCGAAAAGTACAAACTGATTCAAACATCTTGGACTCAGCAAAATACATCAGTAACAATTAGTTATGATCCATCAGAAGTACCTGCAATCATTGATTGGTTGTTAGATAACTGGGATTGCTATGTAGGTGTTAGTTTCATCTATCGCACTGATCCTACTAAAACTGCTAAAGATCTCGGATATTTGTACTTACCGCAAGAAGTTGTGGATGAACAAACTTTCCGTAACTATGTTCATCAATTAGCTCCAGTAAGCCTTGAAAATGCCAATAGTTTCGATGAAATTATGGGTGAAGAGTGTTCTACTGGTGCTTGTCCAATTAGGTAA